CTATCGTAGAACATATATTTTTCGAATGGTGTAAACTCATTCTTTATTTTTCTTGCCTTCATATTTAGTGATGCGGTGTATTCATAAGTAGCAGATCCTGATATACCACTAAGTTCTAAACTTTGACTTTCAAACAACTCTATCTGCTGAAGTTTGTATTTAAAGTTTTTTAACCTATCTTCTACCGAACTAAATTTTGCAAAGTTTGTAAACTGACGATGGTCAACTCCACTAAGTTCTATACTATCACTAAAACTACCACTTATTACCTCATTCTCAATAGTATCTTTTATGGTTTGATTCGAAGTTGTTAACTCTTCATATGTTTTAAATCTACTATCTCTCGGAAAAAAGTATGAATCTGCGTGTTGTGTTGTGTCCCATTTGGGCTGTCTTAAAACTACATCAGATAAGGTTTCATCAACAAAATCTATTAACTGAACTCTTTCTTCATATGGCTGTGACATTTGTTTGACAACATAAAAAAGGTCACCTTTGGAAATATTATCTGGTAATGGTTCATACAATTTATAAACTATAGAATAAGGATAATCGGGATATGTTTCAATATCTCTTTTATAGTTTACTACCAAAGAACGATTATCATCATCAAATCGTAAGTAAGTGTATAAATCTTCTTTCGATAAATCATACTCGACATACCAATCATCAAACTTAATTTCAAGATTTGGTTGAACGGTTCCGACACTTCCTACTTCATTTGCAACTTGAACCCAAGATTTTTCAGCCAGAATAGTATCTTTATTTTGTACTTCAACGATTGTTGATTCATAATCTGCATATATCGGTACTTCATCATTGACACCTTGTGAAAGAAACTGAGGTTCTACTTGACCAAAGTTAATCCATTCGCCAGGTGGGTCTTTATATACCCAAAGATTTCCATCTTCATCTACTATCTCTTGTCCAATAAATTCAGGTGGATTTGGTAATCCGTTTTGGTCAAACCCACTTGAAGCTCCTTTGTCTTCGAATTCTTGTTTACCAAAACCCAAATCTAAGGTCTGTGGTGATGTAATATCAAAACCTAAGTCTCCTAATTGTGTGGATGCGTCATCACCACCAACTCCTGGTAAACCACCTCTTGCTGCCGTTCTCTCAAAACCATCTCTTGCTGTCCCATCGGCTTCAGGAAAATCTATACCAAGTCCTGCCAGTGTTTCTGGATTTGGGTCTCTGTTTTTTTGAAAGGTTACCAATGCTCCATCAACAAGTGCCTGTACTAACTCACCTTTTGCCACATCAACGGCCATCAAACCTAACTCACCGAGTAAATCTCCTAAACCAGCAAATGCTCCACCTATTAATCCTGGTTCTTTTGGGGGAGTGTTTCCACTTCCAGCACCACCACCACTTCCACCTGATGGTTCGGCACCATCTCCACAGGCACCCATTCGTGGGATTATAGTTTGGTCATTACCACCCCAATATATTATTCGTTTGTTTTTCATTACGCTCCCGAACCGACTTTAGCATATAAGGTTAAATCTCCAGTTAATAAAAAGCTTGGATTTTGTCCACTATCAAATAAATTTGTAAAATTTGAATCAGTA